CAGAGCATTTTGGTAGTTGAGTTGTGATGCTGAGTGACTCTGCTCTGCAGATGCGAAGTGAGCCTTTTCGAGCATTGCGCTCGTTTTTGTTTGTTGCCGAATCAGAGCCGATTCGACTGAGACCTTTCCGGTCCTGGCCGAGCTTTCGCCGGCCTGTGCGCCTGATTGCATGGACCTCGCCATGTCGGCGATTTGAGCCATGCCACCCTGGGGTCCACCAGGTGGCGCTTGTGAGTATGAGAGAATTGGATTGAGTCCAGCTTGACGCATGTCCTCCATCTGATATGTGTAGCGATTCTTGTACATCTTCTCGATGAAATCGCGTTGTTGTTTTGCGGCCAGAAAACTGAGGCCGCTTGATAGTGCTCCGCCAATAAGGCCGGAGCCTGAGCCCCCACCTCCGCCGCCTCCGCCGAAGAACGACACTAGAAACGGTCGATCTGCCCGGGTACAGAGTACGTGGGCATAGCGCGTGTACAGCGATAGGCGAAGAAGCAGTCCAGCAGGAAGTGGGGCTCTGAGTCGACCGCGATAACGCGGTCTATGGGTGGGGTGTCCTCGATGAATGCGGCGTTGAGAACCGGTCGCCCTGCGACCAGGTCGCCGAAGTCCTGCGCCAGGTGCCAGGTATCGAGAGACACCGTGTGAGCAAGCTCAGGTGATCGCATCAGCCCCGTGATCGTTGAAGGCTTGTAGCGATATTCCGCCCACCGCTCTTGATAGCCGAACACGAGTTCGTCGCTGGGATCGTCATAGAAGCCGATTTCCTTATTCAGGACGGTTTGCTCGCCCAGGTGGGCGAAGGACGGCCAGTAGTAGTCGAACCGAGTCGACCGATTGAACATCCGAGGGACGTTCCGTTGATAGTTGAGATCCGCGCGAGCCGATACGAAGCCCATGATGATGCAGTGCTCGGTGAAGCTCTTGACCCAAGGTCTGAACGTGTTCGCGGATAGGCCGTAGGCAGCCAGGTTGCCTTGTTCGGAGGCGTCGCCTCCGGAGACTGTCCCACTCGTTTGAGGGACAGGGTGAATGCCAATGGCAGTTGATCCGCCGCCCAGGTACTCCGGCCGCTGCAAGCGGAAGTCCGGTGATGTCACCCCGAAGTGTGCCCGGAGAATTTCTGTGTAGCGTGTGCCGCCCCTGGCGTCACGTTCGAAGAGGCGTTGAATTTGAAATGCCTCTCTGATTTGGTTGATGGTGGCGGCGGTTGCGGATGAAAGATCCGCTATGCCTGTGACTCCCGTTGTATCCAACTTGGGATCGTCCCAGGTTGCGTCCGACGTTCCGCTCGGACTTGGGTTCCACTGGACGTCCGCGTTTCCACTAACACCGCGCAATACGCGGGAAGTGGCGGACACCAGGAACGAAGGAGCACCGGCACCCGAGATCGGGTTGACGTTGTCGAGCGTTACCGGAGCGCTGGTTCCCAGCGGAAGCTCGACTGCCGGCCCCTTTTGCGGGAATGGGAGGCAGCTCGTGAAGTAGTCGTGGCGCTTGCCCCGACGTCGCAGGGGGTAATCCCCGAATCCATCCGGACCATCGTCCTTGTTGATGATCGGGGAGTCCTGCAAATTTTGATCGCGAAACCATTCCTTCCAGATCAGGTTATAAGCGCGATGCCACATGGCGTTGACCGCCAGCGGTGACACATGAAGGGGTAGCCCGAAGTAGTCCCACAGGCTGCCCACAGGTTGACCCGCCGGGCCAGAGGCCACGGTTGGCATGAGGAAGTCCGTCGAGTCCCCAGGATCCTCCTGTTCGCCCATGAATTTCTGGAAGTTATCCCAGAGCAGGCGATACGGGACCGCGAAGAAGAAGGTCTCCAGCCGCATGTTGTCCATGATCGGATGGAGTGGAGTGGCGAGTCTTGCGAAAGACGTCATCGACATTTCGAATGTGTCGCCAGGTAGTGCCTCATCCAGGAAGATGGGCACAAGGAAGCCACCGTCAAAGGTGGTCTTGAGTCCGCAGGAGCGATCGAACGTCGATCGAGGTACGGAGACAGAGGGGATCTTCGCGAAGTCGTGCTGTTTGTCCGTATTGGAGTACTTACGCGTCGAAGGTTTGCTGAGCATGATGATTTTACTTGCCTCCCTGCGGCATTAGTTGAGTAAGTGCGGCCTCTCCGTCCCATTCGGGTCGGTTCACCTCGTTGATGCCTTCCGCTATTACGCTCGGCTCGTTCTCGGAGATGACCGCCTGGCCGGATTCGAATTTTGCGATCCGCCAGAGTTGATAGTCCCTCGGATGCACGTTGAACTCGTGCCCCTCGGTATTGATTGCTGTGTTGAATTGACGGATCGCCGTCAAGTCGTTGAAGGAAACGAACGGCGGCAGGTGATGACCAGCCTTTACGTCTTTGATCGAGTAGAGAGTTTGATCCATGTTAAGTCGTGTCCTTTTATTGATTCTGTCGAGCCTCACACACGGCCTCTCGAACTTCGAGACGCTCGGGTGTCAGCTCTTCTGGGTGTTGTCGGAGATTGTCTCTCCTTTTCTGTTTCATTTTATTATGTAGCTCGGGGTCTTTTTCTTTGAGTAGCTTGTCGTAGTAGGCCGGAGGTTTGAATTTCTGGCCTTTCATTACGACGCAGTTGTCTGGATAGATGTCCGAGCAGTATTTTTCGAACCAGGTAGCGCCGAGTCCCGGGTTCCTGGACATCGTTGAGTATTCGGGTTTCACCTCCCAGCATTCGCCGGTATCAGGATCAACCCGTTGGACCGCCGCATCCGCTTGCGGTCCTGTTTTCCGCTTTGTTGTGTAGCTCGCGACGTATGCCGCAGAGTCGAAGGTCACCTGGCCGACGGAGTGGAACCCGTTCGGCCATAGGTCCGTGAGTGACTCACTGACCATTAGCGGGAAGGAGTTGTGATCGTCGGAGCGCAAGCGCACCGAAACATAAGAGTTGCCTTTGAGATCCCGAGTCAGATCCAGGCCGAAGAGGATCGCATGGTAGTGCGGCCGAAGATTGTCGTCCGTATATTCGCCACAGTGCAGGAACCGAAACGGTCCGTGGCGTTTGCGAACACGCTTGGCAAATTTCTGCCAGTGTTCGACGTCGAGAGAGCGATCCTCAGGTAGATTTTCGTTGTTGTAGGTCAGCGTCACGAAGTGACTGACCTCGTGCATTTGGGCTTCATGCATACAGCGTATGGCCCATGCACGTTTTTTTTCTAACCGACACCCGCGGCATTGGCCGCATGCTAGTTGCAGCGGCCTGTCTACGTAGCCGCGTTTCGAGTCGAAGGCGACGCCTCCGCCTGGCTTGGCATACGCTTTCAGCGGGCTGAAGCACGCCAAGTTACCCCCCCAGGCCGGGGGAGGGACACGATCCCCCCCGACCGTTGTAGCTCTGCGCTCACTTCGAGGCAGCGAGACTGATCAGAGCCTCCAGCCACCCCGCATGGGGCGCTGGCCGTTGTTCTTCGACTTGACTTTGGTGCCTCTGCGGAACAGCCGCTTGCTCTTCGTGCGCTTGCTTCGTCGTCGTCTCGGCATTTGGGGGTCTCCCGAGGGGGCTTTTGAGGATTGGTGTCGGTCAGTACAGTTACATGGACTGTGAACTGTGTCTAGCCCGTCTCAGGCTCGGGCTCAGGGGCCGCTGGAGCGGCCGCAGGGACCTCCGGTGGCTCTGCGAGGCGGGTAGTGAGGCCCGGCAAGCCGGCCTCAACGAGTAGCTCGTAGGACTCCTCGTCGGCGAGACCGGTCAGCAGGTTGACCGGATTGTTGTCGCATAGCTGGCGAACCGCGGCAGGGAGCTCGCGGAAGCCAGCCTCGGCCTGGTCGACGAGCTCGAGGGCCGATTGCAGATCGGCCGCGCCCGTCATATCCCCGAAAGTCGGGGGCCTAGCCGAGAGGTGATCCCAGAGACCCGTCGACGCATGACGCTTGACGATGAGGTTGATGTCGCAATCGTCTTTGAACGATTGCTTCGTCCGGGAATCTCCCGGTGTCTCTGTGATGTGTCGCAGGTAGACCGCACGCGGTCTGATTTTTCGCTCCATGCCTTCGCTGATCATTGCTGCTCCTTTTAACGTCGTAGGACTCCGCGTCCGCGGAGTGTTCCGAATGCGCGGCCAAAGCCGCCGGCTGCGGCACCTAGCGCCGAGCCGCCTTCGGATCCATAGACGATTGCTTTGCCGACCGGTGTTTTGAACAGGTCGGCTGTTAGGCTCGCCTTCGGTTGTTCTTTGCCTCTCAGCAGAGCATTTTGGTAGTTGAGTTGTGATGCTGAGTGACTCTGCTCTGCAGATGCGAAGTGAGCCTTTTCGAGCATTGCGCTCGTTTTTGTTTGTTGCCGAATCAGAGCCGATTCGACTGAGACCTTTCCGGTCCTGGCCGAGCT